GGTCGAGGTGCCGCCCGGCGCGGTGACCATCCGCGCGTCCGACGCCCCTTGGATGGCCGGGGTCAGAACTATGGCCAGGGTCCTTGAGGTGACAAAAGAGGACATTTTCAGGATTGACACCAGTCTTGAAAGACGGAAGCAAGAATGTGTCCTTGCTGGCATCGCCATATCCGGGTGCTACCCGATGGTCACGAGAAAAGGCCTATACTCCAGGATGCAGGCGTTACTTGGAAGGGCCTTCCTGAAGAAGCCCGAGAGCTGCCCAAAGGCTTGGAAGAAAATGGAGGACTTGAAACACCTCATTTTACCAAAGGGTGCACTCGACGGACTTCAGATGGATGTCGAAGACTGGATAGCATCTATGCCAGGGAGAAGGAAGCGTGCCCTGAAGCGAGCTCACAAGCAGTTCTTGGAGGACGGACTGATTGAAGAAAAGGACCTGACTTTTTCTGCTTTCGTTAAGCAGGAACTCCTCGCGGCCTTCGAGGAGTATGAAGGGCCGGTTTCTAAGGAGCTCGAAGAGACAATAGCTAGGATGATCATGGCGCCACAAGACAAGGCCCACGTGGTTATTGGTCCCGTGATCAAGCCGAAGCTGATGAGGTTGAAGAGCCACTGGCACCATGATAACTGGCTGTTTTACGGAGCAACAACTCCAGAGAACCTGCAGAGCTGGTTGGACAAGACCGTCGGTACTTGCCTAGACGGGGAGGTCTTTGTCTTTTGGTGTGACTTCTCAATGTTTGATTGCACTCATTCTGAGCACAGTATGAGACTTATTGAGAGCTACTACTCGGAGATGAAGACCAGCCCCCTCTTCAAGAAGATTATCGACGCTTGGCGGGTGCCCGCTGGGACGATGGGAGAACTGAAGTTCAGGTTGCAACAGATAATGCTGGCTTCAGGGCGAGATGATACGGCTCTCATGAATGCCATGTATTGTGGCTTCGCCATGGGATTGGCCGTCGCGGCCGCAGTGAGAAACAAGTCGCTAGAGGATCTCGACTCCGGGGATATTTTGTTCGCCACGGCTTATGTCCGAATAAGCATATGTGGTGACGACACCCTCGGGTTTCTCCCTAAGAACCTGTGGTTCAGACGGGCACAGATCATGACAAGTATCAACAACAACTTGTCACGACTCGGGCTCGTAGCGAAGTTGGACTGCTCCAATTATTTGGGCAGTGCAGTCTACTTGGGCATGCGTCCCTACAACGTGCCCACCCCTTTCGGG